ATGGCAATGAATCAGGCGAAAATTATTGCCTCCAATGACAGTGTCATCTCTGCGGTGAAAACGCGTGACTACAAACGGCTGGCGACCATCGCTAACAAATTACAAAGAGATACCGATTTTGATTATGTGGTGATTGGCGACCGGCACTCGATCCGCCTTTACCATCCTAATCCGGAGAAAATTGGTTATCCTATGCAGTTCACCAAACAGGGCGCGCTGGAGAAAGGGGAGAGCTACTTCATTACCGGGAAAGGGTCAATGGGTATGGCGATGCGCGCCAAAACGCCAATCTTTGATGACGATGGAAAAGTCATCGGCGTGGTGTCGATTGGCTACCTGGTGAGTAAAATCGATAGCTGGCGGGCTGAGTTTTTATTACCGATGGCAGGTGTGTTTGTCGTGCTGTTAGGGATTCTGATGTTGCTGTCGTGGTTCCTGGCCGCGCATATCCGTCGGCAGATGATGGGCATGGAGCCAAAGCAAATCGCACGGGTGGTCCGTCAGCAAGAGGCGCTGTTTAGTTCGGTTTATGAAGGGCTGATTGCGGTGGATCCGCACGGTTACATTACCGCCATCAATCGTAACGCAAGAAAGATGCTGGGGCTGAGTTCCCCTGGACGGCAATGGTTGGGTAAACCCATTGCTGAAGTGGTCAGGCCTGCCGATTTCTTTACCGAACAGATTGATGAAAAACGTCAGGATGTGGTGGCTAACTTTAACGGTCTGAGCGTTATTGCCAATCGGGAAGCTATTCGTTCAGGTGATGATTTGCTGGGAGCCATTATCAGCTTTCGCAGTAAAGACGAAATTTCCACCCTCAATGCGCAACTGACGCAAATAAAACAATACGTTGAGAGCCTTCGTACATTGCGACACGAGCATCTCAATTGGATGTCGACTCTCAATGGTCTGTTGCAGATGAAAGAGTATGATCGCGTGCTGGCGATGGTGCAGGGGGAGTCTCAGGCCCAGCAACAGCTTATTGACAGCCTGCGCGAGGCGTTTGCCGATCGCCAGGTGGCGGGGCTGCTTTTTGGTAAAGTGCAGCGCGCCCGCGAACTGGGGCTAAAAATGATCATCGTCCCCGGTAGCCAGCTTTCGCAACTGCCGCCAGGACTGGATAGCACCGAGTTTGCCGCCATTGTTGGCAATTTACTTGATAACGCCTTCGAAGCCAGCCTGCGTAGCGATGAAGGAAACAAGAGCGTTGAATTATTCCTCAGCGATGAAGGCGATGATGTGGTGATTGAAGTCGCCGATCAGGGCTGCGGCGTTCCAGAGTCTCTACGAGACAAAATATTTGAGCAGGGGGTCAGTACGCGTGCTGACGAGCCCGGTGAACATGGCATTGGGTTGTACTTGATTGCCAGCTACGTAACGCGCTGCGGTGGTGTTATCACTCTCGAAGATAATGATCCCTGCGGTACCTTATTTTCAATCTATATTCCGAAAGTGAAACCTAATGACAGCTCCATTAACCCTATTGATCGTTGAGGACGAAACGCCGCTGGCAGAGATGCATGCGGAATATATTCGTCACATTCCCGGATTCAGTCAGATATTACTGGCGGGAAACCTGGCGCAGGCCCGAATGATGATCGAGCGTTTTAAGCCGGGGCTAATCTTGCTCGATAACTATCTTCCTGACGGTAGAGGGATTAATTTACTGCATGAACTGGTGCAGGCGCATTATCCCGGCGACGTGGTGTTTACCACTGCAGCCAGTGATATGGAAACGGTGTCTGAAGCCGTACGTTGTGGTGTATTTGATTATCTCATTAAGCCAATTGCCTATGAACGGCTGGGTGAAGCGGCGCACGAAAAACGCGAAAGCGTTTCACGATAAATGCGAAAACTTTAGCTTTCGCGCTTCAAATGAAACAGCAGTATTAATTACCGCTTTTTATTCATTACATGGGGATCACTTAGGGTATGGCTGAACCTTGAATAGTTTGGTATTTAGCCGCTTCCTTGCTCGCTTGTTCAGGAATCTGATGTAGCGATACTGATTAAATTTGTGCACCACGGCACGCTCCTTATTAGCTCGCAAATACTCGCCTCGTTGCCCTCCGCGCTTAATCGCGTTCATCGTTATCTCGTGATACCACTCACCATCCAGCTCGTAGAACGTGCTTTCATGGCTGCCAATAAAATCAAAATTCGACGCCTGATACACAACGCCTGCGAGTCCGCAGCGTTCGTCAGCAAAGGACTGAACCCACTCCACTGACGGATACAGTAATCTGATAACTTTCAGCGCGTAGCTGATGGCCCGTGATTCAGAGTTGCGGGGCATGTCGTCGTGTAGCCACATGCGATTCAACTCCATATAGCCCCGGTTATCCGTTTCAAGCACGACACGACGACCTGAGTTGGGGTTAAGGGCATATCCCCACTGGAGAACGCCAACCAGATCACGCCCGCTGAATACTCCCAGGTGAAGGTAAGAGTTATTCACAAAACGGCGGGAATAGTGCTTTGTCTGAATGATTGTGCGGGCCAGCCAGCAGGATATGGTTTCAACGCGCAGCTCCTTTGAACCATAGCCAACAATCTGGCCTTCATACTCAATAACGCACGGTTTCGTCAGAATGCGTGATTTCTTCTCTTTTCCCACAATGTTTCTCCGTGGGATGCTCGCAGGCATTCAGCATTATGATGTGACGTTTGCAACGCGGACACCTGATTTCAATGTGATCAAAGGAATCCGCTTTAAATAACAGTTTGTTGCAGTTCTTACAGCGAATTGATTTCATTTCACCTCCTTGCATCAATTCGCCGTTATCTTAAAAAATCTCATCAGTCGGGTGTGGTTATCGGGACATAATCGATCGGTAATACAGATCGATTTAATTGATTCGATCGTCGTTTTCTATATGCGTTCCTTTTTGAAGGCGCTTTAAAGCACGTTTTAATCCCGGTCGGTCTGTCCTTGTTCCGCTTAATTTATCTTCAAATATTTGTTCACATCCTGCACAAACAAGAGCGTTTCGTTGCAGGTCTGTATTCTGGTCATTTGTTGATACCCTTACATAGCCAATCAGCACGCTGAATTCCCCGTTTAAAAGCGGAAATCATGCCATGCAGGCCAGAAACGGCCCCTCGGTTTACAGGAAACGGTAAACAAGGCTGGTAACGCCGTGCAAAAAAATGGCGATACGTTGTCCGGTGGACTTACTTTTGAAAACGACTCAATCCTTGCCTGGATTCGGAATACTGACTGGGCAAAGATTGGATTTAAAAATGATGCCGACAGCGATACTGATTCATACATGTGGTTTGAAACAGGCGACAACGGCAATGAGTATTTCAAATGGAGACACCACCTCACTGGCGGCCGGGTTAAAGACCTGATGAATCTTAAATGGGATGCTCTGTATGTTCTTGTTAAAGCCCTTTTCAGCAGTGAAGTAAAAATATCGACGGTCAATGCACTGAGAATATTTAATTCATCTTTTGGTGCCATTTTTCGTCGTTCTGAAGAATGCCTGCATATCATCCCTACACGAGAGAATGAAGGGGAAAATGGTAATATAGGGCCACTACGCCCCTTTACGCTTAATCTCAGAACTGGCCGGATAAGCATGGGGCATGGTCTGGTTGTTACAGGAGATATATTTACAAACCGTTTTTTAATTAACAGCAGTACAGGCATGTGGATTCATATGCGTGACCAGAACGTTATTATGGGCCGTAATGCGGTATCCAACGATGGTGCGCAGGCATTGCTTCGCCAGGACCATACCGACCGTAAATTCGTAATTGGTGGGCTGGGGAATAGGCAATTTGGCATCTACATGATTAATAACTCAAGGACAGCCAATGGCACCGATGGTCAGGCGTACATGGATAATAACGGGAACTGGCTTTGCGGTTCGCAAGTTATTCCCGGCAACTATGGCAATTTTGATTCCAGATATGTGAAAGATGTTCGACTTGGTTCACAGCAATATTATGGAGTGAACAACTGGCAAACATGGAATTTTCAGTGCCCTTCAGGTCATGTATTGTCTGGTATTAATGTTCAGGATACAGGTTCCAACTCTGCCGATAATATTGCGGGTGTTTATTACAGACCGATTCAAAAGTATATAAATGGCACTTGGTATAATGTAGCGAGCGTTTAATATGATGCACTTAAAGAACATTAAAGCGGGTAACGCTAAAACACTGGAACAGTACGAATTAACAAAGAATTTTGACGTAATCTGGTTGTGGACAGAAGACGGAAAAAACTGGTATGGGGAAGTGAAGAACTTTCAGCCAGATACAATAAAGATTGTTTACGATGAAAATAATATTATTGTCGCCATCACTAAAGATGCCTCCACGCTTAATCCTGAAGGCTTTAGCGTCGTTGAGGTCCCCGATATAACAGCAAATCGTCGTGCCGATGATTCCGGGAAGTGGATGTTTAAGGACGGAGCTGTGGTTAAGCGGATTTATACGGCAGACGAACAGCAGCAACAGGCCGAATCACAAAAAGCCGCATTGCTTTCCGAAGCTGAATCAGTCATCCAGCCGCTGGAGCGCTCTGTCAGGCTGAATATGGCAACAGATGAGGAACGCGCACGACTGGAGTCATGGGAACGCTACAGTGTTCTGGTCAGCCGTGTGGATACGGCAAAGCCAGAATGGCCACAAAAACCAGAGTAAAAATTAAGGCCCGATAGCGGGCCTTCTCTCATTCTGGTTGTTCGGGAAACGTTACTGGCAGACTGGAGGTGTCTGTGGATTCGACCTTCTGCGCGTAGAGCATCCACTCGGTTAATTTCTGCTTATTCCCGGCGGAAATGATGCCCAGCCGTAGCTGTGAGTCCCATAGCTGGGTTTTATCCCTGACAAGTTGCAACAGGCTTTGCTTTTCATTTTCCACTTGTTGCCTCTGCTCTTCCCCGGTATAAGTTCGCTTTATCACTATGCCATCTTTGAACATCCATTTACCTGAAATATCAGCCCGGTGATTTGCTGTAATATCAGGAACCTCAACGACGCTTGCGCCTTCCGGATTAATTGCTGAAACATCCTTTTCAATACAAATAATAACGCCGTTGTGGTCATAGACCATTTTCAACGTATCAGGCTGAAAGTTCTTTTGTTCCTCATACCAGTTTTTCCCATCCTCTGTATAAAGCCATTTGATGTTAAATTGTTTCGTTAGCTGGTATTGCTCTTTTGTTTCAGGATTACCAGCAGAAATGTTTTTTAAGTGCATCATCGTTAAATACTCCCCGCGTTATACCACGTCCCATTAATGCAATACTGAATTGGCCTTGCCTGAGTTGTATCAATTAGTTCATCTCTGTTTGAGTTAACGGAACCGGTAACAACATAACCTGACCTGTCAGACCAGCCGGGACCATTCCATGTCCGAACAGATGACAGACCACCAAGGCGAATACCTGTAATAAACCTTGAGTTACATTCTGCCTGCGTATATGCGCCAACATCTCTCGCTGATGGCTTGCGTGTTGTGGTGTAAAACTCTGACCAGCCAGCCTCAAATCCATAACCATCACGCGCTGAACGATAAAAAATACCGCCGTTCTTATAATTCACACGGAACTGTACAGCAGGGCAGCTCCCCGTATTCTTATTGAAGTGGAGGATTAATGTTGATGCACCGCTGATATTTGCATCATAAACACCGCTATTCCAGTTCCAGCCAACAGCTTTATCATTTGCAACCCTGCTTCCTGTTTGCCCTAAAGCAAATGCAGGCTGCTGGTTTTTCGTATTGTAGTCTCTTCGCCAGCCAGGAGCATAAGCATCACCATGATTAATATAAGTGAATTGAGCGTTAGTGATTCCGCCGCCGCTGGACGTACTTGGCGTAGTAACGCGTATGGTCATTGCGCCGCGAGTGCCAGTAACTTCCACCACAGCACCTGCAAGACAAATATTTCCGCAACCTGTATCTGTAATGACCTTATTGTTTGAGGTGTACTGGCAATAGCGGACACTACCATTTGTTCTTTTTTTAAGCAGCCATCTGATGATATTTTTCCCTGAAGGCTGCCGGGGAGATATTCCCCAGACGAGAGTGACGACGCTGACGATTGTAGAAAATCTCAATGTATTCCCGTATTACTGAGATGGCTTCATCCCGGTTATTAAAACGATAGTGGCTCAGGCTCTCATTTTTCAGCGTTCCCCAGAAGCTTTCCATCGGAGCGTTGTCGTAACAGTTACCTTTACGCGACATTGATGTTTTCAGACCAAACTGCTCCTGTATGACCCGGTAATCGTATGCGCAGTACTGTGAACCTCGATCAGAGTGGTGGATTAGCCCGGCAGGTGGGCGCTGGCTCCTGAGCGCCATAAACAGGGCTTTACCTGTCAGCTCTTTTGTCATGCGCTCTCCCATGGCGTAGCCGACAATTTCGCACGTATAAACATCTTTGATGCCAGCGAGGTACAACCATCCCTCCTGTGTGGCAACATACGTCAGGTCCGCCACCCAGACCTGATTTGGTGCTGTAGGAGCGAACGTCTGGTTCAGCAGATTTGGCGCAACTGGCAGATTGTGGTTCGGGTTCGTAGTCGCTCTGAACTTGCGTTTCTGCTTACAGCGTAGCCTTAGCTCCTTACGAAGACGTGCCAGTCGGTCACGACCAACGATGATGCCATTCTCTGCCAGCTCCGTCTGGAGCCGCCGGGTTCCATATGTTTCGCGAGTGCGGATATGTGCCACCTTAATCTCCAGTTTTAGCCGCTCATCACTTTGTTTTCTGTCTGAGGGTTCATGCTGTACCCAGTTGTAATAACCGCTCCTGGATACACCAAATACCTGACACATCGCTTCAATGGGAAATTGTTGTCGCCATTGTTCGATTAACGCGTATTTTTCAGCGACTCCTGTGCAAAATACGCTGTTGCTTTTTTTAATATATCTCGCTCAAGGCGAGCTTCATTTAACGCCTTACGCAGTTGCAGAATTTCAGATTCCAGTTCAGCCACCGTGCGGGAACCAGGAGTACCGAGCCCTTTTCTGGCGGCGGTAACCCATTGTCCTAAAGTGCCTTCAGGAAGAGATAATCGGGAAGCGCCTTCACTGATCGAAAGTTGATTTTCAAGAACCGTTCTGACAGCTTCGGCTTTGAACTCTTTAGAGTAACGTTGGGTTTTTCTGCTCATTATTAGCTCCTTCTGATGCCATTCTATTTCAGGAAGGAGTGTCCGTTAAACTCAGGCTACCTCAATAAACCGTGCTGTGTAACTGCTGTGGATCAAATCTGACCACAACTTTTTTCACTCCGGCATTCATTAATGCCATGTTGTAATAAACGTTTTTCGCGCCTTTAAGGGAGCCGCCAACTTTAAGCGTAAACTCGCCTTTGCGTGAAACGTTCACTGCCTCGGCAGGCAGTAACAGCATCCGTTTTTGTTCTTCGGTTGGCTTACGCACAATCGTTCTGGCGTATTCACGCTCGAAAACATCATCAAACGAGAGTTTGCCCCCGCACATTTCTGTTTCACGGCCTGTTCTGGCATTGAACATCGCCACACCTTCGGCAAGGGTTTTCAGAAACAGCTCTGCATCAACAGCGCGGTCGCCATAGTTATCAGGTTTTGCCTGCGGATTTGGCCCCGTATATGCGCCAGCCAGTGCCGGATGCTTATCAACGTATTCCTCAAGCCCACCAACACCGAAAGCACGTTCAACAGGTTTTGCCTGGCCCCAGCCTTTACCGGCAACAACGCTTGTCCAGTGCATTTTCGCACCCATCAGTAAAAACAGTCCTTTTGGATCGTCCTCTTTTACCTTAAAGCGGTAGCGATTGGGCGCGCCTCCCGTCAGCCATTTATTCGCAGCACCACGGGTGTTATCAATGGTGATGTGAAAATCCTCCGGGATACTGTAGCGAGTCACAACATCCATGAACGAGAGGCGAATTGAATCAATGTTCTCGCTCACATCGCAGCGCCAGCCCAGAATTTTTCGGGTTTTCACATCCTGCCAGAACCATGTTTTCGGACGGATCACATCACCGTTAAACCAGCGTACAAAGACGTTATGCAGATAACCGTCGCCGTTGATCCACTGCATGGCGTCCAGGTGTTCCACAGTTCGCTGCTGTGCCGGTATCAGATGCATCAGTGCATGTTCACCTTCACGACAGGCAACAACCATTGCCTCGTCCAGTTGCTGAATCCGGCGAAAGGCCGTGGCACGGGAGGGAATACTCCAGCCATGCTCGCGGGCTGCCAGTTCCAGACGCTCATAACATTTGCGGAAGGCGGGTTTTTCCGGTCGCAGATAATCTGCAATCAGAAACTGCCAGGCATCCTTGTCAAATTCACTTTTGTGAACATTGCGACGGGATGCTCCACGTCCATCAACAAGTGCAGCCGCCCAGTCAGGCTTCGCAAACTTCTGTACCTGGTAATACTTGTCCCGCAAAGTGGATGCGCTGACCTGGTAATGCCCTGCAACGGTCGCAAAAGCCGTTTTCGTTGAAATCCCCTGGTTCAGCATTTCGTCTGTGGCCTGAATTGAGGGCAACCATTTTTCAGCCAGGCTGCGCTGGGAATCGCTGGCTTTATCCCATTTGCTCCATAGTGCCTCACGATCATAATCATGAGCTTCCAGCGTGGGGCGGGCGATTTCAAAACATCCCTGACTGGTTTTAAATTTTCCTTGTTGGAGCAAAACTTCAGCTCGAGCAATGTTAGGAAGAGAAGATATATGGTATTCGTAAGCAACCCCTCTAATTCCTTCTCTTCTTCTCTTGAGCCATCCTTCTCTCTGAGCTCTTTTGTGAACCCCCCATTAATGAACCAGGTAAACCAGATAAACCCATGCATTCAATTGCTGATATCCACTCTCTCATTGTGATCCCTTAGATATCTACTAGGCCAAATTTCCTCAGGTTTCATGTTTAAGGCGTCAGCAATAATGCGTTCACCTTTAGGCCATGGCCTGACTAATGCATTTGCAAGCGTCCCGGTTGAATAACCTGAACGTCTGGACAATTTTGCCAGAGGGGTTCCTGTTTTTTTGAGGGCCGCAATCACGTCGGCCCGATGCCAATCGTTACTCATCTTTCGCACACCAACCATATTGCGTATGATAAAGGGTTATCAAAACAAATAATTCGTCTTGATTATCTGTTTTATACATTGCCATATAAACCAAATAAACCCAATCGATTTATATCAGTTGATGTGGTTTATTTTGTAATCCATTGATTTTTATATAGATAAATCTGGTAAACTTAGTTTATGAAAAGCGCAAATGAGATAAACCAGTGGATGACACCCAAACAAATTACTGAACTGGATGGAATGCCTGGGACAATACAGGGGGTGCATAAACGAGCAAAGAAAGAAGGATGGCCGAAGCGTTCACAAGAAGGGCGTCGCGGGCCTGGGGTTGAATATATCCCGGCAATACCGGCTATGCAAAAAATTGCTATCGAAGAAATGAATGCTGATACATTGAAAATGTTCTCCCTGTTAATCAATAAACTAGGAGAAAATGAAGTCCGAGAGATAGAGCTAAACATGGCTAAATATGGGCTTTCCGGATTAATGCAAGAACGCCCCTCCATCTCCGTTGACACCCTATTGGCAACGCTGGGTATTGATCGCCAAACACTACAAACAGCTTTGGCGCTGCATAAATTACCTCCAGAAACTCGCCAAGAGATTTTGTCAATGTATGGTGTTCATAAACAGGAAGAGCCTGTAGCTCCTTTGTTGGAACCACAAGATGCGAAAAAAGCCGTATAACAACCATGAGCCAGCTAAAACATACTTAACCTCACATAATCACACATGTAACATACCTAAACGGCATGAGCTGATTTGTGATATGAGTCATTTGGTGACAGCCTGGTTGTTATCGGTTTTGAACGTTTTTTGAAGCTATGATTGAAATGATTTATAGTGTTTTTGTTTTCGTTTTTTCAATGAAACAAAAGCAATTTTTTACTATCTTTCGCGTTTCATTGGTTAACGCCTAAAATTTGTACTACAGGCTTGCAAGCCCCACCAAATCTAATCCCATCAGATCCCGAATAATCCAATGTTCTCCCGGTTTTTTCGTACTTCAAGTGAATCAATACACTGGGGCAAACGCTAACCCGTTTCCGCCAGCGTAAACAT